AATACGTCAAGGAGAAAATGAACATGCTGATCGACCTTTTGTGGGCGTTGAAATATGGACGCGCCCACCGGGCTCCCCGTGGTAGTGGTCATGTGGTTTTCGCGTTGGCTGAGTGGGGTTTCAAGGTCGTGGCGTTGCGTCTGGGTTTTCGCAATGCCCTCATGGCAGGGTTGCCTGCTTTGATGCATATAGCGATCAGGAATAAGACGAGACCTGAACGCGAATTGTATCACACCTTTTGGAACTTGTTTTTCCTGCCGGTGGTGTTGCAGGGACGCATGCGTGTGGCTTTGGGTGAGCGGGGTAAGTTGATCCACGATTTGGGCATGGGCGTGTTCACCACGCTTAGGGCGGGCAATTATCTGGTTGGACAGGGGTTCGACGATCTGGGAATTGAGTGGAAACGGAAGGCTCAAAGGTTAAACTCTACCGTTAAGGAACCGGACCCTAAGCGGGATTTTACACCCAAGATGAAACCTTTAATGGTTATAGCCCCGTTGCCGAACGACCCAGAGTTTCCTTATATGCGCGCAATCGCTTGGACGCTAGATAACGAGCGGCGTTCGGTTTACAACCGTATAGTGATGGAGGTACCCGAAGTCGACAAGACGTATTTCGAAACCGTTTTCACGTTTCACTATTGGGAAATGATGGACGCGATTTTCGAGGGGGATAAGGTGGTTGAGATGAGCGTGTCGGATTGGTTGCGTACTTTTAAGAAGTCGAGACGCGCGGAGCTTTTGGCCGCCTTCACGGAATTTTGGGCAGACGCTTGGGTAGCTAAACCGTATAGTTTGGACGGCCGCACTTTCACTCGGCTCAAGAAACAGTGTTTTCTGAAAGCCGAACAGACGCAGGCTGATAAGGACCCACGCGCTATCCAGGCTTCTAGCCCGGTCGTATTGGTACCGGGCGGGCCTTGGTTCGCCTCATTGTCTAGGTTGTTGGGCGAGGTCGGCGACGGGAGCCGTTCATACCGCGGCGTCCGCGTCATCTTTGGCGTGGGTCGTTGTAAGTCACGCAGCTTCGCGACTTTTTTCCAACTCATGCACGCGGGCGAGAAAACGGTGATGGTCACCGGCGATGACTTGATGCCTTTCGATGGTTACCGAGCCTTTTCGGTCGACGCGACGAGATGGGATGCGCATTGTAGGCGTGAGTTGCTGAGCCTCGGTAACGGTTTGTGGCGGAAGTTGG